CGGCAGACACTACAATTACAGATTTAAAAGCCGCAACGCATGGCAAATTTTCATCCATTAACTTGGAAACATGGTCAAAAGGAACTGTGGAATTTCGCCAGCACAGCGGAACTATTGAATGCGATAAAATTTGGGCATGGGTTCAATTCCTTTTAAACCTAGTCGAGCACACCACAGAAAATCGCGTTACAGATGGCACGCGAACAATTGTGCGTGACACGCCAGAAACGCCATTTCGCAACGGTTCACGCGTTGGCGTTCAATACACAATGATGCGCGTTGCTGGCGGCGTATCAACTCGCGATATTATGGACTGTACAGGATGTAGCGAGCAACGCGTGCGTGCGGCTGTAAGCGAGATTAGAACGCGCGTAGGTGATGCGGCTGTAGTCACACACACACAACAGGCCAATGGCGCGTCATACGGTTCTGGAACCGACTACACATCATATGAGGTTCAAACTACATTCACTGAGCACACTAGCGGCGTAACGCTTATGCCAGACAATAGCATAGGCAACGCTAGTATTTGGGCAGGTATTCCAGACGAGGCGTTCGAATGGTGGCAAGCGCGTATAGTCGCGCTGGCATAATAGGCCAGCAATATCAAAACGGGTGGCGCAATAACGCGCCACCTAATCTAGCAAAACCAAGGGAAAATCAAAATGAAAAACGTATCAAAAATGAAGTGCGGAATTAAATCTAAATCTGGCAGAGCGGTTCACAAAGCTTCACGCAAAAAAATCGACATGGCGAGTATTATTAACCGCAAAAGTGAATGGAAAATTGGCACGCCAAACCTAGATATTGAGCAGGAATTCAAACGCTGGCTAGGCTAGTAATAGCAACCCACCGCACAGCGACGGAAAGCCCCCCTTAGTGGGGGCTTTTTGCTTTTCCAAGGTACCCTAGCCAAACCGAACAATTGTCGTATAAATCGGGCTTTGCGCCCCTATGCCCCCTATATGGTCGGACGGTCATCGGACTGGCAGACTACACAGTGTTTTACTCAAACGGTTTCCTCAAAAAATATTTTGACTATCATGGACATGACGACCCCCCTCTAAAGAGGGGTGTCTATGTCTGTCTATGACGCATGGGTGTCCCAAAAATTTTTTTCAAAAAATCCGTTGACGGGTCCCGCACCTTCCCATACAGTACCATTCAGAGTGAAAAGGGAGAGTTTTGTAATGACTGATGAAATTACATACACGGGGAAAGAGTTTTACGAGGTTTTGATTGAGAGTGAGTTAGGTAGGCGATGGATTGCTTGGAACGAGGAGAACCCGGAGTTTTACCGTTTGTTTGAGAAGTTTACGTTTCAGGCTATTTCTAGGGGTCATTCAAGGTTGAGTGGTTGGTTGATTGCGAATAGGGTTAGGTGGGAGACTACTGTGGTTACTACTGGCGATGATTACAAAATTTCAAATGATTTTATTGCTTTATTCACTAGGTTTTTCATGGTTAAAAATCCTGAGTACATTGGTTTTTTCAGGACAAAGAAGATGAAGCGTTTACAGCGCGATGTTTTTTCAGAGGATGATTCATGCCTGAGTACAGATTGAGTTACGGTTATGATCAGGACTTCTTTGCGCAGGGTGCTGGGGAGGTTGTTCCTATTTTGCAGGAGCGTAGGAAGAGTGGCGAGAATGAGGGTTCGTTTATTCGTCGTGTTGCTCTTGAGATGTGTGAGTGGAATGGCAAGAATTACTATTACCATAGCCGTGATGCGTTAGCTGACAGCATGATTAAGAATGGTTTGCTTGAGGTTATTGATTAAATTTTAATTTGTTGCTAGAATTGCTTTCAAATTAAGGAGAGTTAGTGATGGTAGCAGTAAAGTCTACGCCTATGGGACCTCCGATGGGCGGTCAGATGGGTCCACCACCGGGCGCTCCCGTACAAATGCCTAACACTGGTGGGCCTCCACCACCGGGCATGGGCGCTCCACCTCCTCCTATGAATATGGCTCCACCTCCTGTTGGGGGGGTTCCGAAAGCGGCACTTGCTTCTGCGCCTTTATCTACACAGGTTAGTGGTTATGGCGGTAGTGCATCTGGCCGTGCTAAGTTTAAGGGTGCTTTAGGCGCACGCAAGACTGCGTTTTTAGCGAAGCAGCAACAGCAGATGCCTATTCAGCCTGTTGCTCCACCACCTAGTTTTGGTCAGATGGCTGGCGTTCCTATGGGCGCTCCTCCTATGGGTCCTCGCCCGATGGCACCACTTAGTCCTATGGGTAGTCCACCTAATGATCAGAGAGCACCTGTTCAGTTAATGAATGGCTTAGGTCAGTATTGATATAAATTTAGAACATTTACGAGCTATGAGGGCATAATGAACCAAGATTTAATGAACCGAATACAGGCTATGATGCAGCAACGCGGCGCTAGTGGTAATGGGATTATGGGTTATGCTTCTGGCGGCGGGGTTCCTCGTCAGACTGAGATTGGCGGTCAGCCTCACATGTTGGCGTACATTAATCCTGAAGAAGAGCAGATGCTTTATGCTGCTGGCGGTTCTGGCGAGCCGGGTCCGGGCGGCATTCCTGCTTTCAGGCCTAGTGACTACGCTGATGAAGCCGCTGGAACAGGTGCTTACGCCGATGTTTCTGACACGTTTGGCTCTGGCAATGTATTTAGCAACCCCGGCACTGGCAGTACGACTAACTATGGTAACAACAACAACAACAACAATAACAATAACAACAACGACAATACAACTTACTATTCTGGCCCGACGGCTGCGGAAATTGCTGCTGCCGACGCAGCTGCACAGGCGGCTGCTAATGCTAGGGCGCAGGCTGCACAGGTTGCTGCGCAGGCGGCGGAAGAAGCGCGTATGGTAGCGGAGCAAGAGGAGTCCCGAAAACTTGCTGCTCAAATGCTGGCAGAACAACAGGCGGCGGCGCAACAGCAAGCTCAACAACAAGCGCAACAGGAGGCTCAGAGGCTTGCTGAACTGGAGGCTCAAAGGGTTGCTGAAGAAGCGGCGGCACTTGCGGCTAGAGAGCAGAGAGCTAGGGATGAGCAGGCTCGTGCTGCTGTGGAGATGGAGAACCAGAGGCTTGCTGACATTGAGACACAGCGTTTAGCTGCTGTTGAGACTCAGCGTCTTGCTGATGAGCAAGCGGAACGTGAGCGTATTCAAACGTCACTTGATTCGGATTCTGTATCTACTGTGGGCCAAGGGCGTCCGACTGATGAGGAAGCTGGTGATACTGAAGTTAATTATGACCCTTTTGGCGATCCAGTTAATCCTGCTCCTGTTGTGGAGACTGTTGCACCTCAGAGGGACGAAGCTGCTGAGGCTTTCAGGGCGAATGAGGAAAGAATTTCTCGTGCGGCTGGATTTGACCCTGTTGACAGTTTGTTTGATGACCAAGACAATGTAGTTAAGCAGGCTCTTAGCGCCTCTGAACTTGCTATGTCAGAGCTTTTGGGCGGCAATGCAGTTCAGGCTGGAATTAATTTAGGGGCTTCTGACGGATCAGGAACCAGTCCATCAGTTATAACCAATTTGGCTATGGGTGACGGTACAGATACTAGCGGTGGTCAAGGTACAACTGAGCTTGAAAACATTAAGAACCGTGTTTCTGTGGTTGAGGGAACTGATGATGCTGGCGGCTATGACCGTCTTTTAGACTTTGGAGAAAAGGGAACATTTGTTAACAGCAAGCCTTTGTCAGAAATGACAGTTGCTGAGGCTGTTGCGTTTGGACAAAGCGAGGAATACCGCAATTATTCTAAGGATGTTCTTAACCGTGGCCCTAATGATCTTCCATCAACACCTATGGGTAAGTACCAAATAGTTGGTAATACTTTGGCTGATCTTGTTAAGCGTGGTATAGTTGATCCTGACGCTAAGTTTGACGCGGCGACTCAAGAAAAACTTGGCGATTATCTAATCAACAACCGTGGTTACGATAAGTTACAGAGCGGCGAGATAACTCTTGCTGAGTTTGAGGATAACCTTGGCAAAGAGTTTCAGGGCATTGATGTCCAAGGTCTTGGTGATGTCACTGTAGACCCGGCTGATGAGATTGATCAGTTGTTAGCCTCAGTTACAGGTACTGATACTCAGGAAACTTCTGGTGAAATTTTAGCTCGTTTGGCTGCTGAGAGGGCTGCTTCTGGAGACACTTCATCAGGTGACGGAGTTCAAGTTGCTTCTATGGATTCAAGGGGTCCTCTTTCTGATCTTATCACGAGCCAAGCTTTAGGTTTGAACGATATTGATAATTTAGTTAATGCTTCTTCTACCGTTCCTGACAGTGGTTTACAAACTGACGTAAGTATAGACCCAACAACAGGGAATATGATAAATAACGAAACTGGTGAAGTCATGATGCAGGCTAGTAGCCTTGCTGACTTGAGAGGGGATGGCGCTGATAGCCTAAGCGGCCTTGATGAGATTGCTACAAACCTTGATGAAAATATTCTTTCTGGCACACAAGAGGCAATAGACAATTTTCTTGATAAAACAAGACTTGATTTTTCCTCTGATAACCCAAGTTCTTTATCATCTATTTCGGAAGCATCAGATGCTGCTCTTGATTATTATACCACTGGCGCTGGCGCTGACGGCGCTACTCAGCCTATGTACAGTCTCGAAAAGATGGGTGAACTAATTGATAGGATTAATTCTGGTGGGCCGAGCTTAACTGATCAAGAAACAGCTACAATTACTGGTGATACAAAAAGGACTTCTGCTCAATTAGATAGTTTAACAGATGAAGACAGAAAAGCATATTTTGACCTTTTGGTTGACGGTTACGCTGATCAAATGGGAGGTGATGGAATACCAACTGAAGCTCAAATTTCTAATACTGACTCATACTTGTCTGCTGTGACTAAAATATCTGCCGAGGGATACGATCCTGACGAAAGCAACCTAACTGAGCAAGAACAGCGTGCATTGTATGGCGCTCGTGGTCAGACGCCCAACGCTGCTGAGACTTCTTATCTTGAAACCTTGTTGTCGGATGCGAAGCACAAGGAAGATGGCCCTATCGTAGATGGTAAGCCGATTTACAAAGCTGGAGATTATGTCACCACGCAAAGCGGGGGGCAAAAATTTGAAGACTTTGCCGTTGGGTTTATTGACACATTCCTTAATCCTTTAAGTCTTTTAGGAGATAACTTCACGCTTGGTGGCAGAAACGCTGCCTTTGTTGAGAAACAACTTGAGGCGTATAAGAACGGTGGCACGTTTGTTTACGGCGAAGATGGTTCTACTGTTGTTGGCGTGGCTAGTCCGAACTTTGATGCCAGCGGTGATGGTAATAATGACACGGTTGTTCTTTTCAATGAAGAAGGTGAGAAAACAGTTTCTGGAGATGGAATAGCAACATCAGATATTGTGTCATCAAATAATAATTCTGGTGACAAGTTTAACATTGATACTGTTAATTCTACTAAAACCTATACAAACACTGAGGACGGTGTTGTAGAAAATATTGCTGGCGCTGAAGAAGAGCCTAACAAAGACAACGATGATTTTATCGTCTGCGAAGAAGGCTTTGAGTTTGATCCCAAGGAAGGCATTTGTATGCCGATTGCAGGCGCAGGCGCTGGCTCAGGCGGAGGCGACGGTGTTACAACTCTTCCAGTTCGCCCAGTACGTCCTCCAAGGGAAGACCCAACGCCTCGTCCACCAAGAACTGGCGATACTGGAAGTTTAATTTTCCGTAAGCCTAAGTTCTTTGCGGATGGTGGTTCTGTTACACCTAATATTGATAGTTTCTTTAGTGGAATGAGATAGCGGGATGAAAGACCTTGATGACTTTTCAAAGTTTCTAACTGACGAAGAGTTAGCTAAGGTTGCTCCTATGCTTGAGCGTCTTACCACGTTGGATAAGCGTTCTGATAAGCAAGAAAACTACATGAGTTTTGTGAAGCATGTTTGGCCTCAGTTTATTGAGGGCAGACACCACAAGATTTACGCTGAAAAGCTACAGGCAGTGGCTGATGGCAAGTTAAAGCGTTTAATTATTAACATGCCTCCGCGTCATACGAAGTCAGAGTTTGCAAGTTATTTGTTTCCGACTTGGTTAATGGGCAGAAGACCTGACCTAAAAATCATTCAGGCTACGCACACGGCTGAGTTGGCTGTTGGTTTTGGTCGTAAGATCAAGAATTTAATTGAGAGTGAGGATTTTAAGGATGTTTTCCCAGATGTTAGTTTGGCTGGAGACGCTAAAGCAAGTGGCCGTTGGAGTACAAACAAGGGTGGTGAATACTACGCTGTTGGTGTTGGCGGAGCGTTGGCTGGCCGTGGTGCGGATTTGGCAATCATTGATGACCCTGTTTCGGAGCAAGATGCGTTAAGCGTTACGGCTTTAGACAACATATACGAGTGGTACACTTCTGGTCCTAGACAGCGTTTACAGCCGGGTGGTGCGATTATCATCGTTATGACACGGTGGTCTATTCGTGATTTAACTGCGAAGGTTTTGGCTAAACAGAGCGAGAAGGGTGCGGATCAATGGGAGATCGTTGAGTTCCCTGCGATTATGCCTTCTGGCGAACCGCTTTGGCCTGAGTATTGGGCCTTAGAGGAGTTAGAGGGCGTTAAGGCTTCTATTCCTGTAGCCAAGTGGAATGCGCAGTATATGCAGAACCCTACTGCTGAAGAGGGTGCGATTATTAAGCGTGAGTGGTGGCAGAAGTGGGAGAAGGACGATCCTCCTCCTTGCAGCTATATTATCCAAAGTTATGATACAGCGTTTAGTAAGTCTGACAGGGCTGACTACAGTGCTATTACGACTTGGGGCATATTTACTCATGAGCAGACGGACGAAGAGCATATCATACTTTTGGACGCTGAGAGGGGGCGCTGGGAGTTTCCAGAGCTAAAAGAGCAGGCTTTAGAGTCTTACAAGCTTTATGACCCTGATATGGTTTTAGTGGAGCAGAAGGCGAGTGGAATGCCATTAACGCAGGAGTTACGGCGTATGGGTATTCCTGTAACACCGTTTACTCCTAGCCGTGGTGCTGATAAGTTTACGAGAATGCACGCTTGTGCGCCTGTGTTTGAGAGTGGCATGGTATGGTTTCCTGAGACTAACTTTGCTGATTTAGTTATGGAAGAATGTGCCGCTTTTCCAAATGGTGAACATGATGACTTGGCGGATTCGATGACACAGGCTATACTACGTTTTAGACAGGGTGGTTTTATTACGACTCCAAGTGATTATGACGATGAAGACGAGGCGGCGTTTTACCGTCAGAAACGCGAATACTATTAGGAGACTATCATGGCTGATGAAGATGTTAAAAGAGCACTAATGGAGGCTCTTGGTATGGGCCAACGCCCACGCCCCCGTCCAGAAGGTATGGGCAGTCGCATACCACCTGTAGGTAGAGGTATGGGCGAATCTGGAAAGACTATCTCAGATGCTGACAAGCTGAAGATGATGATGATGCAGAAGCGCAAAGACATGGATGAGATGCCTGATATGTCTCCTGAACAAATGAAAATGCTTGAGCTAATGATGAAGCAACAGCAAGGCGTAAGAGATAAAGCTGAACGCAAAGCTTTCCCACCACCGTCCATGATGAAAAAAGGCGGCGAAGTTAAACGCAAAAAGAAACCTAAGATGGGCGCAGTCATGAAGGGCCGTGGCGGCTCATATAAAGGAATTAAATAATGGCTAAAATGAAAAGAAACCAAGATGACAAAGATTTATTAATAAGGATGCAACAGTTGATGGAGTCTCTTGGAACCGATGGTTTAAAGCCCACATCTAAAGTATCAAAAGAAATCAGTGATCTAGTAAAAGGTAAACCTCGCGCTTTTAACAATGGTGGTGCCGTCATGTCTGGCCGTGGCCCAAAATTTAAAGGAATAAAATAATGGCTAAAACTCCAAAAAAATTCAAAGGCTTTTCTAAACTTCCAGAAGCGGTTCAGCAAAAGATGAATCCAGAAGCTGCTGTTAAATACATGGAAGGTGGCGCTGTTAAACCTATGGGAAGCCACAAGATGCCAGATGGCTCAATGATGTCAGATAACGATCCATCTATGGGAAGTTACGAACATGGCGGTCAGGTTTCAAACTCTGGTAAGTCTCGTGGTGGCGGTGCAGCACTCAGTGGCACTAAGTTTACTGGGGTGAAGTGATGCCTAAAATAACCATAGACATTCATCTTCCTTATGATGATATGCCTGAATATGACATGCCTGAAGATGAGGTATTGATTGTTGAAGACATTGTTGATGAGGACGTTTCAGAAGAAATTATTATTACTTGCCCCACTTGTGGACAAGTAATTGCTGAAGATGTTGATGAAGACTAACCGCAGCATTATGACAGGAGCCTAAAATGGCGATTGAACAAGGATTAGGTGCTGGCGGAATACCCGACGAGCCTATAGTTGAAGATAATACCCGTATGATGGAACTCCCCGATCTTCTTCCTGAAGTTCCGGGCGTTACTGAGCTTGATGATGGAAGTGTCATTGTTGGCGAATACGAAGAAGAAGGCGAGCCTGTAGAAGAAATCGAGTTCGAGGGGAACTTGGCTGACGTTATGGACGAAGGAGATTTAAACAATATATCTTCTAATCTTGTTGGTTCTATAGACGATGACCTTTCTGCTCGTTCCGACTGGGAAGACACTTACAAGAAGGGCCTTGAGTTCCTTGGCATGAAGACTGAGGAGCGCAGTGAGCCGTTTGAAGGTTCTTCTGGCGTTATCCACCCGTTACTTGCTGAGAGCGTTACACAGTTTCAAGCTCAAGCTTACCGTGAGATGCTACCATCTAGCGGACCCGTCAGATCACAGGTTGTTGGCGCTCAGAACGAAATTCTTGTTAAGCAGGCAGAGCGCGTTAAAGATTATATGAATTATATGATCACTTACGAAATGGAAGAATACGATCCTGAGATGGATCAGATGTTGTTCTATCTCCCTGTGATTGGTTCTACATTCAAGAAAGTTTACTTCGATCCTTTAAAGGGTCGCGCTGTTAGTAAGTTTATTCACGCTGAAGACATCATCGTGCCTTATGGTGCGTCTGATTTTGCGTCTTCGCCTCGCATTACACATCGTTTGTCTATGGATTCTAACGAGATTCGTAAGCTACAACTTGCAGGCTTTTACCGTGATATTGATCTTCCTAGCCAAAGCGAAGGCGAAGATTCGTCT